ATTCGGTTGTCCATGCAACGCCCAGCATACGGGACACACGTTCACGTCACCAGCAGACACGCGAGACCAGCCACGAACGATAGACAGATTCGCCTCGAATGTCTGTCGCTGTGCTTCGCGGTTTGCCCGAATCATCTCTGTTCGTGCGATGGTCGCAGCTCGCGATGGTGCCAGCGTCTCATATGTCCGTGCCATGCGTCGAGCGACCTGTAACGGGTTCATACCCTGCGCCACGCCTATCGTGACATGGTCGCGTGCAAATGGTCCGATGGCTTCATAGAGTGACGCCAGCGGTGAACCATCAGCGGCGAATCCGACCACGTTCGTAATGGCTTCGACGGGTAATCGGTTCCAGTTGAGATCAATGGTCATGCTGACCGAATCAGGAATACCAGCCACAGCACGGACGAGGTCCTCCTGCATGTCGAGAGACAGCTGAATCGCGTTTCGTTGTCCGTTGCTGGCGATGTCGCTTGCTCGCGGTGCAAACTCCGAGACCTGTCTCGCCATCTGCTCATTGAGTGCAGCGAGTCGCACCTGGTAATCATTCAGCGCCGTGACATCTTCGCCTGCTGCCTGTGCCTCCTCGATTGCCTGTGTTATGTCCTCGAGGCGCTGGAGGTTGTCTGCTTGCAGGACGCCATACGTCCTCCGCATCTCAGCGAGCGCAGAATCTTCGCGAGCACGAAGCCGGTTCCGATACCGCTCATTGACTTGATAGATGTCAGGCATCGGCTTCTGTCAGCTCGTAACCATAGTACGGATGGTATGACTTCCCGTTCTCCTTCGGCGCCATGCGCTTCAGGATTTCCTTCCGTGCAGCTGTCGCCCAGCGATATCCAGCATCGCCACCCCATGCTGCCCATGCGACACGTCCTGCGGATGGATAACCTTCTTCGCCTGGTCGGAATCCTTCCGCTTCCTTGTCTACTTCGTGACGTCGGAAAAAGGAATACATGCGAAGAACAGTCGACTCGCTGAGTTTCTCGCCGTTCAGAATCTGATTTGCTCTCGCCCATGCGACAGCCGTTCCACCATCATGACCAGCATCGCGCCATTCAATGGCTTGACGTGCTTCATCCTTCATTCCCTTGTTCGGGTAAAACTTCAGTCCGGATTCATCTTGAGGTTGTTCGGTTGCATATGCCTTCGCCGGAGACTGAACAGGAATAAGAAGTTCCTGGCCATCCTTCTGCACTGGAACAGCTGTCGGATGATAATAACCCTCGTCATCGTCCGAAGGCGTGATACCAGCGACGCGCTTCGCTGTGGCGAGGTCCACAATGCCAGACTTATACAGTCGTTCAGCACGCTCAGCGTCCTCGTTCAGATCAGCCTGAAGTGATGGCACATTGGACACGTCAAACTCCAAATAATCGCCTGGTTGCGTTTCTTCGTAGTCAGGCAGGAGCGCGATGGTGAGTGCTTCAGCCATCTGACGCATCAGAGGAATCATTCCGTCGGTCCATGCCGAGCGTGTAGCCTGTTCCAGGTTGCTGTATGTCGCACGCTCGAGACCGCTGCCGAGCTGAAGCACCAATGGATTCAAACCAAGAGCGGCACACACGCGCTCTTCTGGCTTCCGGCGAATCTCATCGAATGCCATCTCACTCGGTTTGTGGCTGACCTGCTCGACCTTGAATGGACCAGTCATAACCAAGACACTGCCGGCATTGTCTCCGGTGAAGTCCTGCTGGAGTTTCCGCTTCGTCTGGCGTGCATCGTCTTCGCTCAGGTCTTCGACGCCACCCTTGTAATCTGGACCGACCATGATGGAAGGCATTCCACCGTTTCGTACCATGCCGAACGCAGCTGACGCGGCGACGTTGTCGGTCGCGATCTCACGAAGCACGGACGTGATTGGAGAGCGTCCGAAGCGTGAGTCCTGCGGATCTCGACCGTATCGAATGTGGATGAGGTCCTCTAGCGCGATGTCGTACGATGTGCCATCCACTGTGTACTGATACTTGATAAGTGGATTCACTTTGTTTCCGACAGGACGCATCATGTCGGCGGCGAGGTATTGCAAACCAACGACACGACCAGAAACACGCACCTTCCGGAAGTAAGCATTCCCGAGGAGCTGGTAGTCAGGCAGAATCCACGACCAGACCAATGATGGCGGAACATTAGGCGTCGGTTGCGCCAGGAGTTGAAGAATAGGATGGTCTGTGACTGTCTCGACTTGACCATCTGGCATCGGTCTTCGGACCGTCGGAACACCTTGACTCCAGTTCCGGATGTACCAGTCCATGCCAATCGCGACGATGCTGTTCAGCATCAGGTCGCCAGCCTGATTCCTCCAGTTGAAACTCGAGCCTGGAAGGTTACGCGTCAGGAGACTCCAGAAGTCGCCATTCCCTGTCCCGGTGAAGTAGGACGTCTGTCGCTGAATCAGCGGCGGAGGCAGGAGTGCATTTGGTGCGGCAGTCGCTTTGCTGCGGAAACGGTCAAAGAGTCCCATGTGTCTATTGTGTTCCTATCATGTCCTAAACTGCACCCCAGCCACCGCCACGACCGACCAGCTCGTCGTATGCATCGGTGAGCGCGTCGACGATGTCGTCATTCTTGCCGAGTGGAAACACTCGAAGCTCATCCAACAGTGTACGGTTCCAGTCGGCAGCGACCATGTACACGTTGCCACCAGCGACCTGTGAGGCGAATGGCTCAGCCCGGACATCCTTCGCACCAGTGACAGGCAGGATGTTAACAGCGCTACCGTGCAGGAGTCTGAGCATGTGCATCGCTTGACTCTTACCTGCCTGCCCCGGGTCCTGTGGCAGTCGCACGCGGACGCCACGTCCGTCAAGTGCAGCTGTCTGTTTGATGAGTTTGTCTCGCTGATCTGTCTCGAACTGTCCCCGAACGACATCGAGAATCCAGATGCGACCATCAGCATCGCGACCCATTTTCACACCAACCGTGAAGTCTCCACTTCCGGCAGTCGCTGCGAGGTCCCAGGCGCGTGACATCTTTTGACAGTTTGGTGTAGACGCTTCGATGGTGATGCGTTCAGTCCGGAAGAAACTTCCCTCGCGTGGTGTCGGTCGTTGCTGGTACAGAGCAGACCATCCGTAGTCTCCGGAGTTAGCGACCATGACTTCCTTGATGCGTCCGAGTTCCTTCGCGTCGTATCGTTCAGGCCAGAGAGCTTCACCAGGCATTCGACCGATCTGGTCAGACTCCTCCGCAATTGCCGGCAGATTCAAGACCGTCCATCGATGCGGTTCACTCGAGATCGCACGGCTGGTAATGTCGTCGTGATGCCAGCGTGTCGAGACGATGATGAGCGCACCCTTCGGTTCCAGACGTGTGTAGAGGTCGTCCGTGTACCAGTCCCATGCTTTGTCGCGGAACAGTGCGGATTCGGCATCCTCGCGACTGCGAATCGGGTCATCGATGATGATACGCCTAAAGCCCACACCCGTCGGAGGAGAGCCAACACCACGCGCCATGAAGGTTCCACCTTCGGGCATGCTCCATTCGTCTTGAGCTGTGTTGTCCTTCGAGAGTTTAGTCCTGGACGAAACAATCTGTCTGGACTTACGACTGAAGCGTCTCGCGATGCGCTCGTTGTAGGCAGTTACCAAGACGTTCGCATACGGATCTCGCTCGATGCAATAGGCGCCATAGCGCACGGTTACTGTTTCGGTCTTGCCATGGCGTGGTGGCATGTGAATCGCCAGTCGGTCAATCTCACCGCGCTCGACTGCGTCAAGGTGCGAAGCGATGGCGATGAGATGCCGAGCAGTGTACGACCAGCCATTCGGGAGCGTGTCGCGAAGGTAGTCAAGATAGCAGACGGCTGTCTGTGCGCTAGTTACTGTCCGGAGGTTCGGCAGCTGCGGTGAGAAGTTGAATCGAGAAGTTCGCAATGCGCTCATGGAGAGCTGCAATTTGGGCAGCTGATTGGCCATTGATATATCGCTCACTTTGCGCTGTTCGTGCTATCGCCTGTAGCGCCTTCAGGCTGTCCTCTAGGACTGATGTCAATAAGTCATCGAGAGACTTTGTCGGGAGAATCGTCGAGGTGATGTCGTGTCGACTGCCTTCGACAGGTGCCTTCATTCGGTCACGAATCGAGATGATGGTCGTGCGTGGCAACCCACACGACCGTGCAATAACCGAAGGACTTTGACCAGCAATCAAAGCCGACTCAACCTGTGCGAGAATCTCTGGATCTGTTGTGTTACCCCGTGCCATGATTCTATTCTGCCTCTTCCTGGCGAACTCTGCGTCTGTAGTGCATCTGTCCATGGCACATGTAGCACAGGACCTGCACATCTTCCATCTGTTCGCCACCTAGTCGGATGTACGTCAGGTGATGGACATCGAGCTTGTATCCATCCTCCTGACGCTTGCCACACTGCTCACATGCACGACAAGACCGCTCGAGTGCTTTTGTCCGAATGTCCTGCCATCGCTGAGAGCGCATGTACTTCCGCCGATAGTCTCGCCATGTCTCATCGATGACAGCGCTGGAGGCGCCTATCGCCTTCAAGAGAGCGTAAGTGTTAGCCCATGGCTTCGCCATTATGGACGTTATGATTTTGTCTGTGTCCACTTGATCTCGTCCTTCACAGGATGAAACTCACCGAACATCCAATCGTCAGCCAGCATCCATTCCGGATACATCGTTAATCCCTGGATTGTCTTCGACTCACCATCAGCGTGCATGATGAACGATTCAAATAGGTCGCAATATCGGACATACACCGAATGCTCCCACGTTGCCCGTGTGATTGGCTTGCCATACATCAATGGCTCGATTACTTCTGCGAACTTCATTCTGTCACCGTCCAATCACGCGCTAGGACATCAGTCCCTGAGAGAGTCGCGAATCCCTTCGAGATCCACTGTCCGCTGCCTGTCAGCTCATAACGCATGAGCGCACCTTCCACGAGTTTCAGTTTCCAGCGTGCACCATCGCGCTGCACAGCTGCACCAGCGCGAATCGATTCCATGATGACCTCGAATGTTTTCCGGGAATAACCGGTGTTGACACCTTTTCCGCAGATCATGAAGTAATCGACGCGGAGTGACGGTTCAGTCGACAACCACTTGTTGAAGCGTCGTGTGTCAATGCCATATTGTTCAATGGCTGTTTTTCGGTCCACACCTTGTACGACCCATTCAGCCACAGCATGCACGATATCTCTCTTCTGCTCGAGTGTGTGCATGACATCTTTGGGTGTGGCTTGACCACCGTGTCCGACTTCATTCAGCCACTTAGATACGACAGCGC